CTACTTTACCTTTAGGAATTTCTATTGAAACTCCTGTAGGAACTAGGTGTGTTTCTCCGGCCCTAAATAAAAGGTTGTTTGAAGACAGATTAGCAATTAGGTCAAAACCAGCCGAACCATCTGTTTTCTGTTTAGGGGTATATTTTGAAACAATGTTTATTGTGTTGGGGTGTTTTTTCTTTTTCTTTTTCTTTAGACCCCCCAGCAATCTTGTCTTCAAAGCGGTTATTTTAGTTCGCATTAAGTAAATATAGTAATGTATTGTATAAAACATTGCTTAACCCTTTCTGAAAATATCTATTAGCTCCAACAATTAGGAACCCACAGTTTAATTTCTTTATCTATTGTTTTTGTGGTAATTCTTCTAGCAGAAGTCTCACCATATCTAAGAATTCTTACACACCTAGCCATAGTAATGCAATAATTATAGGTATACTTTTCTTTATTTCTATCAACAGATTGTTCATAAGTAGCTAATACAGCTTGAGTCCAATTGTCTTTAGAAACACTATCTATAATTTTAGTGGCTTTGGCTGGTCCCATTTTCCAAATACCCGGAATGTTATCGGTCGTATCTCCAGTAAGCCATTGGATGTGAAAGTTTCTATCAGCTTCTTCTTCTGATACAAGTACTGGCTCTAGTTCCTTATCAGGATTCCAATGCCAACCGGGTACACTACGGAGATCTTTATCAATAGTAACAGCAATACATGATCTACCGGGAGTTGAGGTAGCAATACCTAAAAGATCGTCAGCTTCTATTTGATTACCAACTATAAAGTTAGAGCAATGATCTTTAATAGATTGTTCTACTTCTTTCAAACAATCAGGAGCGTGTTTTCCAGTATCTCTATGAGATTTATAAGACTCCCATATTTTTCTTCTAAAGTTTTTAGAGCGAGGACAGGAAAAAGCAACTACTAAATCCGACACTTTAGGAGGTGTCCAGTTATCTAATGCATCTTGTACCCAAAGATCTATATCTTCAATGCCCTCAGTATCAGCTCTAAAAGCAATACGATAGGCCATAATGTCACCGTCAAGAACAGCTTTCATTATTATCTCCTTCTTCTTCAAATGCTTTTTCTAGGATATCTAATAAATCTTCCATAACTTTTTGTGGATCTGGATCTCTATTTTCTCTATTTGCTTTACAAATCTCGCAGTTACAATCAGCTTTACTATCATCAGCAAGTAAACCAAGCCAAGTAGGAATGTTTTTATTAGCGTGTTTCTTAAACACATCTTGAGTACTATCGTTTGGAATAGTATATTTAAAGATATCTGAATAGTTTTTATCTTTATCTTCAATTTTATTAGCAAGTTCTTCGCTAGGATGCTCACGCCAACTAGCAGAATCATCTTCAATAATTCTTTTACCTTGCTTTACAAAGATACAAGTAGCACCTAATTTTCTACCAATAGCTACTTCATTCATATAACGACAATCATCTACAATAACTATTCTTTCTTTATATGAATCATTGTTTTGCATTTCTACTTGTTCTTCTTTTTCAATTTCAGCAATCTTTAACTTCCACTCATCTACCCAGTGATCTGGATTTTTAATACGCATAGATTCACCAAGTGTCTGACAGAAATCTCTGTATTCTTTTGGGTTAGCAGTTTTAGTTAGTCCCTTTAACTCTGCTGCTTTCTTAATACCATAAGCAAATGGAACCATTCTTGGAGTTAAGTTATTATTCACACAATACTCCGCAATAATATTAGCAAGAGTTGTTTTACCTACTCTAGCCTTACCACCAATAAGAACTATAATCATTTTTAATCTCCTGCATAAGTTTGTGCGGAATACCGCTTTGTTTATAATTATATTTAAGATTAGCGTTTAACCAATTACACGCTAAACTACAGCAATGATGTGGCTTAATACCAATCCATCTACCAAATAAAAACCACAATAATAATTGATACCAAGTCCACACTTTATGAGTATCTGATATTTTTTTGATATCTTCTAAACAAATATCTACAGTACCCATATACTTTTTATAAATTATTTTTGCTCCTTTAAGTTCAAGCATATACTCTGTCATTAGTCTACACTTAGAACCATCAATGACCATTGGAGTAATATTAGAAAATGGTAGACAAAATATTAAACCAACATGATTAACATTACTAAAGGTTAATAGTTTAATTAGAGTAGATCTCCACCAACCTAAACCTAAAGAATAATCATAAAATCCTATGTATATATCCGCCTTCATTAATGTGTCTCACTCCAATTAGAACCAATAGAATAGTTTGCATCAATCCGTATCTTAAGCCCCAACTTTTTGCCAGCTTCGGTAGCAGCAGCAGTTACAGTTTTACCAACCTCATCTGCAATATCTTTATGACATGAATATTGTAATTCATCGTGTACATAAGCAACCTGTTTAACTTTATCGCCAAACTTTTTCTTAAGATTTACATAAGCAATACACATCCACAATTTACTAACAATAGCACCAGATCCTTGTAATAGTGTATTTAATGCTGCGTGTTCGTATCTAACAGGAACAATTCTTCCATCTGGTAATTGAACACCTTTAATTTTGGTAACAGAAAACTTAACTTCTTGCTGAACACGGTCTAGTGCAGGAATTTCTTTTTGAAACTTAGCTCTAATTTGACTACCAGCATTACGATTACTGCCGATAATTTTACCTAACTTTTCATCACCAGCACCATAGCAGTAGGCATAGATAAAGGTTTTGGCTGCATCTCTATTAGGAAGACCGGCTGCTTTTTGATTGTAAGTGTGAATATCATCATTAAGAATCTTATCACCATACTTACCGTTGTCATATTTAGCCATAAAATGAGATAGCATCCTTAATTCAAGACCTTGTAAGTCTGAACCTACTAATACATGATCCGGCTCTAGGGGGCAGAATAAAGCCCTAGCACGCTTGTCTTTACTAACCTGAGCCATGTTAGGCTGGCTATGGGTGCAACGCCCTGTAGCGGCTCCCTGTGCGTTTACAAGCCCGTGAACACGACCGTCCCTAGAGTGTTGGATTCTTGTGTTCCAATCCTCAACCTGACCCATTAATTTAATACAATCAAAATATTGAACTAGCTTTTTTGCTTCGGGATAATCCAGTTTAGACAAAACTGATTCATCAACCTTGGGATTACCTTTATCTGTAAGAGGAGCTTCCCACCCGTATTTATCAAACAATCTACTTGCGATTTGCTGACGGCTACCGGGATTAAAAACTTCAATTTTATCCTTAAGACGCTTGCCTGTTTTGGTTGACCATCTTTCTTCAACTTTGTCTGGAAAGATAGTTCGCATCTCATCTTCGATCTGAGCCTTCTCAATAAGAAGATCTCCGATTAGGCGGTCGCCGCCAGCAGCATCATACCCAAAACCAGTAAAGGTTTGTTCAGAAAGTATTTTAGATACTAGGTGTTCAAACTTAATTACTCGCTCTGGGACTTGACAGACGGATTGTTGATAGCGAAAGATGTCTGCCGTAAGCATAACATCCTGAGTACAGTATACTAACATCTCATCACTAAACTTTTCCCACCCTCCTTTATAATCAATTTTATCATTCTTAAGGAATTTACCCCAAGATTGTAATGAGTTATCTCCAAGAGGATGATTATTAATATCTGGATACATTAGCTTTGAGATGATTAATGTATCGTGATATTTAGTACACTTAAAGTTACCAAGAATCTTACGAATAGCAGAAACATCAAAGAAAATATTATGACCGATTATTAGGGATGCTTTATTTAAAAGACTTGGTAGGGTCACAATATTTTCTGGAGTAAACTTATAAGTAGTACCTGAGTCAAGATCGTGTGCTACAGCACAGTGAATAATAGTAGCTTCTGGAGTAATTTTGTTACCATCAATAGCAACTTCATTTAATCCATTAGCTTCAACATCAAGTACTAGTCTCATAGGCTACTCCTTATTCAAAGAAATCATTAAGCTGTCTGTTAACTCTAACGAATGTAGTTCTCTTAGGTAGATCTTTTAGTTTATCAGCCCCAACATAAGTACATGCTGATCTTACACCACCTAGAATGGACTTCATTACTTCTGATATTGGGCCAGTATATGGAACATCTACGGTCTTACCTTCCGATGCTCTGTAGGTAGCCACACCTCCAGAATACTTTTCCATAGCCGTATCTGATGACATTCCATAAAACCTCTTGTGTGTGATTGTATCACTTTCGTTATATACATCCTCACCAGACGCTTCATTAGTACCAGCAAACATACCACCAATCATAACAAAGTCTGCACCCGCTCCAAATGCCTTGGATACATCGCCCGGACAAGTACACCCACCGTCTGAGAGAACATATCCATTAAGTCCGTGTGCGGCATCGGCACACTCCATGATACATGATAGCTGCGGATATCCAACACCAGCAATCTTTCTAGTTGTACACACAGAACCGGGGCCAATACCAATCTTAATAATATTAGCACCAGCTAATAATAAAGCCTCAGTCATTTCGCGTGACACAACATTACCAGCAATAATTGCTTGGTTAGGGAATAAACCCCGCACTGTTGACACATACTTTACAAACTTTTCAGTATAACCATTAGCAACATCAATACAAATAAATCGGATGCTTGGGTATAGATTAATAATTTGTTGAGCCTTATCAATCTCAGCAAAGTTATCTTTACCCATTCCCATCGTATATACTATATTATCCGAAAGATTACCAGCAATAATATTTGCTTTTTTCCATTCATCTACACTATAGTATTTGTGTATTGCAGTTAGTGAGTCAAAACCAGCAAGCTCTGTAGCAACATCCCAATTACCAATAGTATCCATATTACTGGCAACAATAGGAACTCCAGTCCATTGCATAAGACCTGATGGTAGACTAAACTTAAATGTTCTTAACATAGACACTTCGCTTCTACTTCTTAATGTAGAACGCTTTGGTCTAATTAGAACATCACGAAAATCTAATTTAATATCTTCTTCTACTTTCATACGATCTCCTGTGGAATTGTTTCTGGGCTATTAGAAAAATATACACAACTTTCATCAACCCAAGTAGCATTATCAATTTGCGCTCTAATAAAGTCTTGCATTTCTTCAAGAGTATTGAATGTTACAGTATCACCGGGCATTCCATAGTAAAGTTTGAAGATACCGCATTCATCAAGAACATCGCCTTTATTAAGAATAACTGTTGTAGTACCGCTCATATAAATAGCTTTTAAAAGTCTATTTAAATCTAGAAAATCAACCTTACGCTGGCGACCAGTAGTAGTGCCGTATTCCTTACCTATAGCTCCAATCTTTGAGCGTTCAGGACAACCTAAGAAAGACTCAGGAAATCGTGGATCGTTTCCAGATCTAGTATCATACATCTTTGCAACACCGACAACCTCTCCAATATCTCTAAAAGAAAAACCAAGAGAGCAAGCAGCATAAGGTAAAGTCTCTGAACTTGTTGTATATGGTGGATTACCTTGATTGATGTCTAACCACATACCTTGAGCACCCTCACAAAGAAGTTTATCACTACCGCAGAATTCTTTATCTTCAGGCCATAGTAAATTCTCCATCTCAACAACCTTTAAAAAATTCTTTGCTAATACAGACTTTCGTAATGCCTTATCTGAATAGCAAGGGGCAATACCACAACCAGTAGTTCCTAGTTCTTTGTAAAGATACATCTCATCATAACGAATATTTTCTGGTGTAATAAAACTAGCGTGTGGGTGAATCCAAAGTTTTTTCATTGGATTAAATCCAGCATTTTCTAAATATCTAATTTCTTTCTGAAGTTTAAAATAATCAATAACACAATTAGGACCAATGATACATTCTTTATCGTGAAAAATACCACTAGGAATCTGGTGTGTCTTATATTTATTACCGTTTACATATACAGTATGTCCTGCATTTGGTCCACCGTTCCAACGGCATACATATTTATAAGGAAACTTTTGGCAATAACCAGATACAACTTTACCCTTACCTTCATCTCCCCAAGCAAGACCAAATACAATATCAACTATTGCCATATTAAACTCCTTGTGTTACATTGTTATTAGGATCATATACAACTTGACCACCATCATCAATTGCAAACCCAACTTCCTTTAACCTACCAGTCTTACGATCATAATATAACGCAGCAGCAATACCAGCACGACCAGTAAGGCGATTCTTTAAAACTCTAATAGTTGTCGTATTTGCTATTACCTCGTCGGCGTTTTGTCTATCACGCTCAAGAGCAATAACGGTATTAGGAACAGACGATAGAGCACCCGAACCACGAAGATCCTGTAGTGTAATTCTGTCACCCTCTTCATATGCTTTTTCTGTTTTCTTTAGCTGAGATACAATATCAATATGAACACCTGTACGAACAGCAATAGATCGTAGTTCCTTCATAAGTGTATCAATAATAATACGCTCTGAGTTACCACCATCAACATCTTTGTCATGCATGCCAATAAGACCAGCAGCGGCAGCAGTAATATGGTCAAGCACAATAACATCAACCTTAAGACTGACAGCCATATATTCCATACGGGCAAGTAGGTTCTGCATGGCATTATTGCCAAGATGGTCGTAGATAAAGAAGTTAGTACCACTAAGCTTACGCTTTGCAGCAGCATACTCTTCATCAGATAAATCATCAACAAAGTCCATGTTAATAGGATTCTTTCCAAGCTTACCACGAAGATCGTTCATCATTCTACAAGCACGGATAGCTCGTACTGGCTTGTTAAGAATCAAACTAATCATGTCATCCATTGTTTCTTGTGGAGATTCCTCAAGCATGATTGCACCAACTGATCTACCTTCCTCCAGATGGTGAAGAATAAGCTCACGCAGAATAGTAGACTTACCACTACCAGTTCCACTAGCCCATAGACTAATTTCACCAGAGCGTTGACCAATAAGAAACTCGCTAAGGCTATCGAAAGGGAACGGGTAAACTCTAACATTTTTAATATCTTCACTACCTTCTACAATTGTAGAGACATGTAAAATTTCATCAGGCGAATACTGCTGTGCTTCCCAAATAGCAGAAACAACAGCCTTACCATTGTTATTCATTAAGCATTCATTAGCATCTTTGTAAGGCAACTTAGCAATCTTGCACTTACCGGGTGGCAACAGCTCTGCAATTTGGTTAGTAGCTTGCTTACCGGGATCATCGTTATCTAAACAAAGAACAACTTCATTATAACTACAAACAAAGTCATAGTTATCTTTAATTGATTTAACAGCAGATTGAGCACCATTAGGAACAGAAACAACAGGCCAAGTACCACCAAGTAGCTGATTAACAGTCATGCAATCAATCTCACCTTCGGTAATGACTAGTCTCTTTCCACCGTTCTTCCATAGATGCTGACCATATAACTCAACACCTTTGCTATTACCCTTCCAAAAAAATTGCTTATTAGGACCACGAAGATGTTGACCTAATAGTTCACCGTTCTTATAGTAACTAGCAATTTGAATATCTTTACCGTTTACTTTGGCGGTAGTATATCCATAAAGTCTACAAGTTTTTTCGCTGATACCTCTATCTGTTAGGTCTTCAAACCTACCAGCAATAGGAGTAAAGTCTTTAGTTATAACTGTTTTTTCCATAGGTTTTTTATAACCATCCTTTCCTTCATAGTATTGACAAGCAAAGCAATAGTAATGATCTGTATATTCTGTTAGATTATCGCTCTTATGGTCATTACCAAAGGCAGCGCATCGTGGACATTGTGTTCTTTTACCAGTAAATGTACTATTATTCATAGTTTTAATACCTTGCTTTGTATTGATGTTGTAATTTCTACAGTAAGATAACCTTCCTGTGTAGGCTCAATTGCAATAACACGGCTGATTTTTTCCTTTTTTGAGCCACCAACAAAGAATGATATTAAATCTCCGGTACAGATAAAAGGACCACCTTCATAATCAATGTAATAACTACCGTCGTTATCTTGCCCTCTTTTATAGTATACCGAAGGTCCATCAACAATGTACTTGTTTCTAGCAACTTTAGTAAATACCCTTGGTTGCTGATATCTAGACATAATTGTTTTAGTTTCGCCTATCTTCATAACTCAACCATTTCCCCAACTTCGTTGGTATAAAAGATTTTATCGAATAAATTGATACACCAAGGCATACAAAACTTACATGGTTTAGACATGCCAATATGACCAGTCTTACTGAATCTATAGTTCATAAGAACAAGCTTATCAAAATTACCGTCCATTTTTCTAAAAGCATCTAACTCAGAATGAAGATATGGTAACATATAACCAAGTTCAACAGTTTTGGGATGAGTCTTCCAGTTATTAGTTCCAACAGCAATTAATTTATTTTTTCTAACAACTAAAGAAACATGAACTCTATCTCTTTGTACTGTTAAAGATATTTGCTTTGCTAAATCAAGCCACGACTGCTGCATTAGTTAACGCTCTCCAACTCATAGGGAATAGGTTAGCACAAACAGCAGACACAGCTTTAGCA